GATAGCGGATTGTCCTTATCAAAAGAAATAAGATAAACTGGGGTTTAATAAAGAGAGAGAAGGAAAAATGGAACACGCTGTATTAGTTCATTCGCCCGAATATGCGAACTGGACATTCGATGAGTCGCACCCTACACAGGGACGACGATTTCTCCATGCCCGTAATCAGATTATGTTGGAGGCTCAAAAGCGCCATCTCAATGTAGATGAAATCCACCCCGAGATGCCACACACCAATGACCTCTTACTTGTTCATGACCCTATGTATGTTCATGATGTAACTATCAGAGGTAAATCAGATGAATGGGATGGTCAGCGTCATGAACTTGGCGAATTAGCAAAGTTGTTTGTCGGCGGGACATTGACGGCTCTTGATGCTTTGCTTGATAAGAAAACTTTACTTGCTATTAACTTGGCAGGTGCAAAGCATCACGCGATGCGTGATTACTCCAGCGGGTTTTGTATCTTTGCAGATTTTGCTATTGCCGCGACTAAGGCAACTGAATTAGGCGAGCGCGTAGCAATCTTTGATATTGATGCACACCATGGCGACGGTACTGAGATGTTGCTCAAGGCTAACAAAAATGTTATGACATTCTCTGTTCACCAATACGGAATCTTTCCAGGCACGGGTCTCATCTCTGATTACAAAAACCGTGCCTATAACTTTCCTCTTACCCGTGATTCAGATGATGAAGATTTGATGACTGCAACTGAATCTTTCTTTGAGGCTTGTGCCGAGTTTGAGCCTACGATGAAGCATCGAGATTGGGAACTTGTTCGATTGATTCGATTAACTAAGTCAGGCAGAAATAAATTCATCATTCTTCATGAGATTGCCCATCACATAGTTTGGGGCAGGGAATCCCATGGAGCAGAGTTCGCCGATGTGCTACTTCAATTCACTACGAGGTATCTTGGAAAGCCCGATGCCGATAAATTAGCAAACGCCTTCAATGAGAAAAGAGTTCGGGTGATGACCAAGACCAAGAAGGCGAGGGTGCCAAGAAAGCGAGAAACTGAATCCGCTAGACTTGTCGCATGAAAAAAATCCAAGACATCTTGCGTCGAATGGTTGCGGTGTTTACCGTTGGCGCACTTGGTACTTTAGGTGCAGGGGCGATTGTTGGAATTGAGACTTGGGTATCGCTATCGATGGCAGGGTTGTTGGCTGTCGCCTCAGTTGCAGAACGACTAGCCCGTGAATATCTTGATGATGGAAAACTTAGCCTCGATGAAATCAACGGAGCATTTAGTCCCTTTGCTAAGTCGGAGGAGTTTAATCTTTCCGACGACGAAGAGGGTAAGTCAAAACCCAAACGCCAAAAGTAATTAGGATTGCATAGCCGACGATATTTTTAGCAACACCATCAACAAGAATCCAAGCAACAAACATTCCAAGCATTGTCCATATTTGACCTATAAGGTCATTTAAGAAGTCTTTCAATTTGGTCTCCTATATCCGATACTACCGATAGCGGTAGCCATTGTAGTCGTAGCGATATTGCCAACGATTGCCGCGGCAATAACTGTTTCACTTGCTTCTTTGCGTTCTTCAGGAGACATATCTGCTCCAAGGTTTCCGATAGCAAAAAGTAATTGTCCTGGGCTTTCAAAGATGGCTGAGACAATATCTCCAGCCGAGGTGAGCAGTTCTAAAGCGACAGCGACTTCGGCTGTAATAACAACCTCGTTGCCATTCTCATCTTGACGAACTTCAACAGGTTGCTCGGGAGGTAAATCTTCTAAGGTGATTCCAGCCTCGGCAATAGATTCAACAGTTACCGCTTGACCCTCTGCCGATTCAATAAGTGCTTCAGCAACAAGTTCCTTTTCAGCGGCAGTAAATTTTCCATCTTGAGAAAGAGTCTCTGAAAGATTGTTTACCTCACTTTGAGTAACTTCACCATCGGCTGAGAGCGCATCAATAATTAAACTCTCTTCGGCTTTAGTTAAAGCGCCACCATCTGTAAGAGTTTCAATCAAAGCAGTTGCTTCGGCTTCAGTTACTTTGCCATCTTCCATCAATGAATCAACTACCGCTTCAGCATCAGCGGGTGTAATCTTTCCATCCGCTAAAGCATCATCAATAACTTCGGAGGTTTCCAATGGTTCTATGGACGGATTTTCTTGCGGTGGGTCTACTGGCAATGGTTCTGTTGGGATTTCGATTGGTGGTTCCTCGACAGGAACTTCCGCCACAGGTGGCTCGGTTGGTTCGGGCGCTGGAGGTTCTAATGGTTCTTCTACTGGTGGCAATGGTTCTAATGGTTCGGGGTCAATAGGTGGTAGTGGTTCGGGTATGGGATTTATCGGGGCAGTATCCGTTGGGGGTTCAACGGGTTCCGTTGCAGGTGGTTCAACGGGCTGAGGAGTTGGCTCAGGAACGGGGAGCGGTTGAGGTTCAGGGGCAGGTTCGATTGGCGTTACAGGATTTGGATTTGGCGCAGGTTCAGGGGACGGAATGGGAGTGGGTTCAGGAACAGGCGCAGGTTCAGGTTGTGGAATTGGAACGGGAGTCGGCTCTACCGCGGGGGTACCGTTTGGATTCGGAGCAGGGGTTGGTTCGGGATTGGGAATCGGTTCAGGTTGCGGAGATGGAGTTGGGCTAGGTGTTGGAGATGGTGAAGGTTCGGGTGTAGGTTGCGGAGTTGGTGTTGGTTCAACGGAAGGAGATGGTGATGGCGAAGGTGTGGGTTCAGTTGTGGACGGCGAAGGTTGCGGGGTCGGTTCAGGTTGAGGAGTCGGAGTTACGGAAGGTTCAGGGCTTGGAGATGGTGAAGCCGTTGGTTCCGATGTTGGTTGAGGTGTCGGAGAAGGAGTGGGCGATGGTTCCGACGGTGTTGGTGAAGGACTCGCCGTTGGTTCAGGTGACGGACTCGGAGAAGGCTCAGGACTTGCAGTTGGCTGAGGCGATGGTTGAGGTGTTGGAGCCGTGGCGGGACTAGGTGTTAAATTGATTTCGTTTGACCAACCTGAATAAATTGCTAGTGAATCATTATCGGCACGGATTTTTATTTGTACTTGCGCTCCCGCGGGAATACCTGAGATTGATGCGCTAAGAGTTGTTGAAGCAATAGCCCATCCGCTTGCCCAATTATCGTAAGACCAAAAAATTGCGTATCGCTCTACTGGAGTATTGCCCTCCGCTGGTGCGCTCCAACTAACCGTTGCTGTTGAACCGTCTAACTGTCCTTGAAGTCCTGATGGTGCGGCTAGTGACCGTTGAACAACTATTGGTTCGACTGTAAGAATCACACTAAGTCTTTTACCTACACCAGTACAAGGGTCGCCAAATACATTATTGGTCGCGGCTATTGATAATGAATTGTTACTTATTGCCGCCTCTACTTTTGCAGTTGAATTACTTGCATGGCATGACCCGATTGCAAAATCGACGGGCGTTCCATAAGAGGCAAACTGAATCCCACCAATTTTGTAGCCCTGTGGAGGGGCAAGGGTCAAAGTCCCATTTTCGTTTACGGTCCCTGAAATCGTGCCATTCGCGGAGGCTGAGTCGGTAGGCAGGAAAGTCCACCAAAAGACCAACGAGCAGATGGCGAGGATACGGGCTAGGCGCATTTTGACCCTTAGAACAGGGGTCACGGGGACACGGGGGACACGAACTAGGGCTAATTGTACCTTGAGCGATATTCATGCTAAACTGGGGTTGTAAATACGAGAGGGGAAACCATGTCAGTCACAAAAGAGTTCGCAGTCAAGATTGATACAGAGTTGTCATCTTGGTATAACAAGCGTTGGAATTTAATCAGCAATTTAGAGAGTGCTGAAGATACAAAGAAGTTTTACGAGAAGCATTACCCAACTAGAGTCGAAGAGATTGAGAAAGCGATTGAAAAGATTGCTGGCATCAAATCAGAAATCTATGGAGTCAATGTTGAGATTGCAAAGTTAAACAAGATTTATGACCAAGACCCATGGACAAGAGCGTTCTTAGTTCTTGCCAGCAATGGTCATGTTCACAGTTCAATGGATTGCAACACTTGTTTTCCAACAACTCGTTACAACTGGTTAATCCAGTACAGCAACGACGACGAGAAAACAATCGTTGAGGATGCTGGTCAGGATGCTTGCACAATTTGTTACCCAAGCGCTCCAGCAGAAGTTTTGAATCGTCCATCAAGAATTGTCACAGCGGACAAAATTGCTAAGGCTCAAGCAAAGGCAGAGCGCGATGCAAAAAAGGTTGCACGAATCGCCAAGGAAAAGGCAAACGCTCCAACAGCATCAGGTGAGTTCTTGATTTACAAAGAAGGCAAGTGGACAAGAGTTATTAAGACAGAGCGTTCAGCGATTATCGAGTGGGCTGACCTTCAATGGAAGATTGAAAAAGAGATTGTCACTCACTACTACAACGGTGAAGCACACAGCGCCGAAAGTATCCAAGAACAAAAGGATGAGAAAGCCTTTGCTCAAGAGATTGCCGATTTGATTGCAAGAAATCTTGCTGAGAAGCACGGCGTTTCATTTGACCAGCAGTTGAAAATACTGAATAATAAGTATCAGAAGAGGAGGGCATCATGAATCAAGTTGAATCAATGCTTGCTGATTTGAAGGCGGGAATGAGCGTTCCTTTGAATCCTGATTTAGAGCGCTATCTTGAAGATGGAGCCATAGGTCGCCAGTTGCGCCATCCCCTTGTTTATTTAGTTCCGCTATGGAGCAATGGTCATGCCAATGCTTTGTACGAACAAAAAGTCAAAGGCGTCAAAGATGCTTTAGCAAACAATAAATACTCCAGTTATGTTTTCTTGCATGAGCGTCCATATCGCCTTGATGCTTTTACTTTGATTCAAAGCAAGTTATCCGATACCCAGTATTGGTCTTTGCTATCTGATATATGGACAGATACAGAAAACCAATGGCAGGGTCTTAATAAGTGGAAGCAGTTGCTTTCATCAAATCGTCCAAGCCGTCATTACTTGATGAATGAAGAAGAATTCAATCTTCTGCAATCTCTACCTGATGAAGTAACTATCTATCGTGGATGCCAAGCAGGGATAAATGAAAATGGTTTGTCTTGGACTTTGAATAAGAAAAAAGCAGAATTCTTTGCCAATCGATTTGGCAAGGAGGGAATCATCTTGGAGAGAAAGATTCCTAAGTCAAACATCATCGCATTTCTAAATGGTCGCGGTGAATCTGAAGTTATATGGGAGGAGACAAAATGAAATGCTTCACTTGCGGTAGCGAGTTAAGACTGACAATGGTTAAAGGAAAAACCTATTGCTTTAGGTGTGAGGCTGATGCTTCACTTCAGGCTTTCGGTGTAGTTCGACCAGTCAAAGAGAGGACAGCATGAAAACTATAAATGAGGACATCGGTTTCATAGAAGGTCGCTTGCTGAAGAAGGGAATCCGATTGAGTTCCAAGGGACGCAGTTGGGCAGAGAATCTTGAGGCTTGCGTGTTCCTGGGCGGAATCCTGCTTATTTTCGGGATTGTAGGGTCAATAGAGAGCGGTAGGTGGTTCGGGTGATAGTTCCATCATGGCTAAGGCGTAACAAGCCTCTACGGGTCTCTGAAGGCTCATTACGGGCTATCCGCAGGGCGCAGTTGGACAAAGCGCTCGCAGAACAGGCTGAATCGGCGAAGGCGAAAAGAATGTTTCGTTTCAAGTTGAATTCCTAACCCCAGTAGGGTATACTTATCCTGTAACCGAGAGAGAGGGAACGGAAATGACAATTTACGAAGTAGAGATTGTTGGCTGGAAAGAAAAGTATTTCTTCGCCAAGAGAGAGATTGCAAAGCAGTTTGGTGAAAAGTACATTGCCGCTGGATACAAGGAATACATCATCAAGGCATTTTCCGTGAGGGAGGAAGTTTAATGAAGCCAAAAGTTTCTCAAGTTAAGAAATGGGAAGAAAACAGATTCATCTCTAACTCAGTAGCAAAAGTTTTTGTTGCTGATATTGACGATGATTTCTTCAAGGTTGTCGGCGGTGGAAAGACAAAGTATTTCTACGGTGAGACAGCATGGCAAGATGCTCAAAGATTGGCTGGAGATATTTACTTTGCTGATAACTTCAGTTGATTATTTAACTAGGGTTTGATATACTTACTTTGTAACCAAGAGAGAGGATACAAAATGAAGGCGCTTGAAGAGATGACTGTTCAAGAGATTGCAAAAGCAATAGACCAGTTAGATAGAGCGATGTTTGCTCAACCAATTGCAAAGCAAGCTGAATATGCAAAAGCAATAGGTCGATTGATTCAACTTCATCAGAGAAAAATTAAAGAGGGGGCAAAATAATGACAACAGCAATTAAAGCAAAGAGCGCTTACGACATTCTTGTCGAGGTATCAGAAGCGGCAGAAGCCGCAGTCAAGGCTTGCCGACCAACACCAATCGTTGTCGGTACTCCAACAACTTTCTTCGGAAATAAAATTGACGAATCAAAGCCAACATATTTCATTGAAGGTGGAGTATGCGGTTTCGCTTCAGTAGTAATCAAGCCAGCGCGAGGAAAATTCGTCGCTGAATTGAAGAAGCGTGGACTTGGTTCATCTCATTACTACGGCGGTTACGCTGTTAGTTCTTGGGAGTTCGCACCAAGCATCCGTCGTGACCAAAGTTACGAAAGAGCGTGTGCCGCGGCTAAGGGAGCAGTAGAAGTCCTTAAAAGTTACGGAATCAACGCTTATGTTGATTCTCGCATCGACTAAGTAACAAACAGAATTCATCCCGTCGGTCTCTTCTTAGATTGGCGGGATGAACCACATAACCACTTTCTATCCTTTCATGGTTATGTGTGGGGTATCATTTACGCGGGTACCCAATAGTTCGGTGGCGTAGTAGCGCCTGTCACGCGTCCGTCCTCTCTCTAGCGTGACTTTCATCGCTCCGCCACCGAGCGCCCTCCCTTGACACTCATTCATCTTGATGATGTACCCTTTTAGAAGGTTCGCAAAACACCTACTCGCCAAAGTGAGGTCGGTCAGATACCGACAACAGAAGAGCGCTACATCCAGTAGCGAATGAATGTTCACTCCTAACTATGGAGGATTATGCGATTCTATGAAAAAGTTATTTCGAAACCAGTTCCAGTCGCCTTATTTATTATCGGATTTATACTTCTAAATCCATTCCACATCCCACCTGACGAACCAGCCCAAGCGGCTCAAGTAATCATCAAACCAATACTTACTGAACGCACTCCTGAAGCATCTAAAGAGTTCGCTAAGAAGAGTCTTGGTGCTTATGGTTGGGATACTCCCGCTCAATGGGAATGTTTGCTATCGCTTTGGACCAAGGAATCAAACTGGCGTCCAAGCGCTTACAACAAAACACCCGTCTACCAAAATGGAGAAAAACTTCATGCTGGCGGAATTCCACAAATACTCGGACTTGACCCTGACTTATCAGTCGAGGACCAAGTAACCCGAGGACTTGTTTATATCGAACATCGATATTCGAATCCCTGCTCGGCGTGGCGCTTTTGGAGTTCTAACTTTTGGTATTAACCTCCCTAAATGGGAAATGAAGAAGAACAAAAGAAGCCTTCAGCAATAGACGATGCGCTCGCCGAAATCGGGCGCATCGCTTTTGTTGAACCTGCTATCTGTACGGGATGGGTTTTAGTATCTGAATGGATGGGCGAGGGCGATAAGGATTACTGGACCCTCACTCTTGCCGATGACCAAAATCCTGATTGGCGACATCTTGGTTTAGTTCACCACGGATTAAAAAATTGGGAGGGCAACGATGATGTCGGACTCAGAGACAACTAGACCCAAGGACGAAGAAGAAAGAATCAATTTACTTAACGCATTGATACGCGAGCGCTACGGGGATTGGGCGACACGCAAGACCCCCGAAATAAATAACAATGATGAAACCTCGCGCTAAAATTACAACATGGGTTCATTTGTATCTAAAGCGCCGTGCCGTGATGCTGACCCCTGGCTCTTTGACCAATTCAATTTAGATTTAGCACAACCCGCATTAAATTATTGTTCCCGATGTATTTTTTGGGAAGAGTGTGACTCTCTAGTACAGCCTAAGCCTAGTTTTTATGATGGTGTAGTTGCTGGCAAGGTATGGCGAAACGGAAGAATTGTGGCTAAGTTAGATGCTACTTCCCCTAATCGTTTAATTGTCGGAGAGGAACTTGATGAAGATATTGATGCCTTGGAATTTCGAGGGAGCGAGTTGTTGGGGGATAGAGACGAATTATTTTTTTCCCGAGAAGAATTTAATAACCGAGGAGAACAAGCAAGTCAAGAAGATTTGTAATGGATGCTACTGGAAAGAGGAATGTCTGACCTATGCGTTACATTACAAAGTAGTCGGCATTTGGGGTGGAAAATCTACTAAAGAACGCGACAGAATAAGAAAACAACTAAACATAATCGCCAAACCAATAACGAACGAGAGGTATGTAGCATGACAGCAATAGCAATAGCAGGAAACTTAGCGAGCGACCCTGAGTTGCGCTTTACTCCTAACGGAAAAGCAATGGCAACTTTTACAATCATTTCTTCTAAGTCACAAAAGAAACCTGATGGCACCTGGGAAAATACCGATGTCACTCCATGGTCAGTTAAGTGCTGGAACAAACTTGCAGAGAATGTTGCCGAGTCCTTGAAAAAGGGAATGGGTGTAATCATTCAAGGCACCGCTGTTTGGGAATCTTGGGACGATAAAAACACAGGAGAAAAAAAGGGCAAGATGTCAGTAACCGCCTTTAATGTCGGCGTAGACCTGAAGCGCCACATAGTTCAAGTTGTCGATGTCCGCCGTAATGCTGAGGGCGATAGCGAGATAGACCCTTGGTCGGCTCCGACATGGAAAAAGGAACCCGAGGTCCCTGAGTCGTTTCCTTTCTAACCCTGATGTAGTATTATTGGGGTTGATAAACTCTCGAAAGGGGTTGTAAATGGCTTGGACTGATTTCTTCACAAAGGAATTAGCAGGTTCAAAAGTTGTTGTTGATTCGAATGGAAAACCATTTGTATCTCAAGAGATTGCTCTAAAAGAGTATGTTGAGATTGAGTTAAACATTCAGCAGGATGCTTTGCCGTACAACATCTACTTCCGACGCTTTGATGCAATCGGTGGCGAACTAGAAAATCGCCTCTTTGCTCAAGTTGGCGATAGAGATTTGGCTTTGAAATCTGCTTTAGGAATAACTGCCAAAAGAATTAACTCTTTTGAATTTGTCCTAGACGGCGAATAAAAAAGCCTAAATTTTGCTCGAGGTATAATCTACGGGTGTACGATAACCTCTCACCTAATAGTGAGGGAGTCGTGTCCATTTTGGGGGCTTTCGCTATCCAAACTCATGAAATTTATTCGGA